ATGACACGACTCTCCATGCAGGGTCGCGTAGTATCCGCGAGGCTGATTGTCAATCGGTTTGATTGATCGTTTGCCCTTGTGCTGACCACGGTACGCTCGGATCAGTTCCCTTGTCGCGCGTTCGCTTGTGAACGTCTCAGGGTGCGCGCTGAAGATGTGCCGCGCGAGTGTGCATGTCGGCCATGTGTTGTAGTCGGGGTCTGACAGGTAGCGGCAGACGGTGTGGCCCTTCGGGGTGCGCTTGCTCATAATCTCTGATCCAGAATGAATGATGCTTTTTTACTTCATCGGTCAGAAAGGCAAAGAATCGCCATCGTGACTTATCGGATCAGGCACGTTCGATACGGGAATGTTCGCGGGCGGCTGCATCCGTTCGGCAACAGTCACCTTCCATCCCGTTATCGAAGCGAAGTACCTGCCATTGTATTCGCGGCCTCCGATGTTCACGTCAACGGTCACACGTTGGCCGACCGTGACCTGATCCAGTAAGGCGCACTTGTCTTTTTTGAACTCGATCGGGCAGAGGTTGTCGTACTTATCGGCTGTTTCAACAACAAGTAACCGCTTCTGAAAGCCGTTCGATCCAACAGATTCGGTTTGCCCAACATGTCGGACGGTTCCTTCAATCTGCATCCTGTTCGTCTTTAACTACCACTTTCGCCTTTCTGATATTCAACATCGCGTGTTCGCATTGCGCCATTGCAATGGGCAGGTTAGCGGCTTTCTCAACCTCGCCAACGGGTGTCCACCGATGCGGCCCCGTCTGCACGAATATCTGCCAATCGAACCCATCCCCAGTAGGGGTGATCCTCGCATCGTGATTGACGTTCCTTATCGGTTTGCGTAGGCGATGTTCACCACGCGCGGTTCTCCAGTTTGTTTCCATTCTGCAATTTTAATTCAGAAAAGCGTTATTACGTTAGATTTCGGAAATCTATTATCAACCTCCTTCATGTTGGCGATAGCTTGCTTGTAGTAGCTGTCCTTCAATTCAATTCCGATGGCTTTCCTGCCCAAACTAACGGGGCTGAAAACCTCAGACCCAACACCCATAAACGGAGTTAAAACAACCTCGTTTGGATTCGAGTACAGTTCAACGATTCTGTCGATCACATCTAACTGCAAGGGGTGAACGTGTTTCTCATCATCCTCCTCCCTGCTATCTCGGAATGGTAGTACATTGTCAATCCGAATGTCATCCCACACGCTTGAGGCATAACGCTGCCATATCAGGTGGCTCATCTTATTCTCCTTTGGGTCACCATTGAACCCCTCCCACTTTCTTTTGAAGTCGGCATAGTTGCCGTATGTCTCAATGTGGGCTGGCAGAAATGGAGTCTCACCGAAGTATTCAGAAAAGCCGCAAGGGTGCGTTACTGGTATTTGGTTTTCACCTTTCTTTGTGAATATCAACACATAGTCAGGCATGGCGGTAAAGCACTTTGTCGAATCTTCAACGATGAATTTATGCATGAGGCTTTGAACCATTGTGCGCATACGAACCTTCAAGGGTTCCTTCCAGATTGTGATCCTGTTTCGATACTCAAAACCGTGCTTTTCATGCATCCGAATGATCTCATGCGGGAAATCCCAAAGGCGGCAAGTATTATCAAACACATCTGTGCAATGAACGGCATTGATGCGCCCAGGCCTTGTGACGCGGCCCATTTGCTCAATCAGAAAATCGTATTGCTCAAGGAATTGCTCTTTGCTTTCACAATTGCTAAAGTCCTTTTCAGAGCTTGAGTAGTTGTAAAGACCCGCGAACGGTGGCGAATAAACGCTCAGATCAACGCTTTCATCGCGTAGCGTTGGCAATACATCCATGCAGTCTCCGTTGTAGATTGCATAGCGTTCGGTTACGATTTGATCTTTTACCATGATGGGAGTGTGATTGGTTTATTGAACTCTTTTGATTTGATTGTAAAGTCTGAGTTGGTCTGACTTGTAAGGTTTTCAAACATTTGGATCGCCTTGTCTTTTTTGACCATTAGCGACTCCATTACCCGTGATTGCCCATCAGATAAAATGAGGTCAACCGTTACAGGCTTCTGCTGTCCAAACCTCCAAAACCTGCGCACAGCCTGATAGTATTGCTCGTAGCTGTAAGTCGGAAAGTAGGTCGTGTGATTGCAATGCTGCCAGTTAAGGCCGAACGCTGTGATCGATGTTTTCGTAATCAGCTTTTTAATCTGACCATCAGAAAACGCCATCAGAACCTCCTCCTTTTCGTCAATATCCATGCTACCCTTGACCTCAACAGCCGATGAGTCAAGTTGCCGCATGAGTGCTGCCTCATCGTTCAAGTTGACCCAGTACACCGAAACATCGTGTTCGGTGGCCTTTTTATATGCGACCTCGCACCGTTGCTTAATGGTGGCCCTGACTTCGGCTTTGATCTCCTGAAATGATTGGGCCACTATCGCAAACAATCGCTCCTGACCGTTTATCGCGGTTGGTGAATGATTCACTACGGTGGTCTGATTTTCTATCAGCGGTGGCAACGCATGGCGCGAATCTGAAAAGCCCCTGTCCGATGGCTTGCGCATGGATATTGACCATGAGCTCACCCATCTCCAAAAGTCTTTTTCCGCGTGCGGTTTTAGGTAGAACTCGCTGCCTGAGTGCCTTACATCTACGCTGTTCTGGTTGTTCTTGAAGAACTTGCCCAGCATATCCATGTAACCCATGTACCCTAATGCCTCCGAACTTGTGCCAAGTTCTATGTAGTCATTTGGTGACGGTGTGGCCGTGAACAGAAATCGATACTTAACCTTTTTCATAAAGTTTGTGACGTGATGTTTTATGGCCCCGTCAAAGTTTTTTAGTATGGAACTCTCATCCAAGATAACGCAGTCGAAATCTTCGGGCGTGAATCGCTCCAAACGCTCATAATTGCACACCACTATCGATGCGGAGTGTTTGCCGTCCTTGCTATATTCAATGTCACCGATGCCGAATTTCTCACACTCATTGACAAATTGAAATGCAACAGCAAGCGGGGTTATTATCAGAACAGGCTTTTTCGTGTGCTGATTATAGTTTCTCGCCACGGTCAACTCGATTATTGTTTTTCCAAGGCCAGTATCAAGGAACACGGCACATCGGCCTTTTTTTATCGCATACTCCGCCACATGCTGTTGAAAATCAAACATCATTGATGGCATGAATAGCGGGTCAATTCCGTAATCGGCCCCGCGATGTTTTTTTGACTCAATGAATTGCTCGTATTTCATGGGTGCAAAGTTGTTTCGGTTGCCAGTTCCCCCTTCCTCCTATCCTTCGCCTCCGCAACGCCAGCAGCGGTCTTTACCGCGCCCGATAGACCCGCCCACACTTTGCCGAGTGCATCAAGGGTATCGGCCTGTGCGATCGCGGCAAGTGCGGGTGCGGTGTCTATCTGTGCGGGTGCGGCAACGGTCAGCGGCTTGACGGTGAACGGCTTGCGGCTTGTTTTGGAGGCTGTCAGCGCGATCGTTTTCGGCCCGTCAATGTGGCTAAGATGCGATATTCGTATACCACCAACCGCAATGCCTCCGAACATGACAGCGGGATCAAGGTGGAGTGTAATTGATCGGCCAACGTATTCGCCACCGTTCGCGCCCCAAATTGCGACAAGTAGCCGCCTCATTGATTTGCAAGGTTTGTAAGGTTTCCCGTTGTCGCCTTCGTAATGAATAGCGACAGGTTGTTGCGGGTCTGCCGACCCCTTGACCGCGACCACCTTAATAGTGATCGGGCCTGTGATCAGATCGTCCGCGTTCAGTTGGTCGCTTTTCGGGACAATTGTAGGCGATAGGTCGATTGATTCGTGGGTCATGGGTGTATTGTATTAGAGAGAAAAACGCAGTTCCATTCGTTTAGTATGACTATTTCAGCCATCTCGTTTAGTAGTTCTTGACTGAACGGGCAAGGTTCGTTAAACAGGTTTACAAGGTTGTCAATTGTGAAGTACTCGCGCACCTCTTTTGGTGCCCCGAACTGGTCTCCGTTATCGAATCCTGTTGCATCATTGATCTGTGAGCGTGTCATTTCCCCTTGCTTTTTAATTACCCCACAAACATACTACAACCCGCGCAACTATGCAAATTTATTTTGCTGTTTTGGCGTATGTGGTTGATTGTGAGGGGAAAGAGTTTATTCCCAGCGAACCACTAATTGAACGTAATCACCTTTTCGAGTATGCCTTAAATATCTTACGTCTTTTACAGTAACCTCATACCACAATCCTTTCCTGCCGTCACTATCCCTCAACACATCACATGTTTTTTTATATGATTCCAAATCCTTTCCATTAAGAAAGCACACCAACGCTATCTTCTCCCCTATTCTTGGGATTATCTGCATGGTAATATCGTATTGCGCTGTAACAATAGTGTGATCCATAATAATATTTACATCCATAGCTCTATATGTTTTTTATGATATTTTTTTAGGTGCGCTAAGATATTTTTTCACACTTACCATTTCCGATTCTGACCAATCTAATTTTAATTCCACATCGTAATTACGCCACTCACATCTATCCAAATTCCAAAGTCGTTCTTTTACATGAAAAACCATCGGCTCGCCTTTCATCCATTTCGGAAAGTATTTCTTATCTAATTGAGAAATATACTTGCCACCAATTCTTATCTCATCTCCTATATTTGGAACCATGTCCGTTGTCCAAAGTAATGAAACGTGTAGCCTTGGCCTGTATGAGTAAAAGTGGACTTCTATTTGTTTCATTGCTCAATTACTCGATTTCACCCCCCTGTATCTCCCCATCACCCAACGCCTCCATGTATTCAGCTATCGGCATCCCCTCGGATTTTTCCCGATACTCAGCGATCACCCTCTGAACATCGGCCTCAAACATGACCGCAGCCTGTTCGATCAGGGCGTGATAGGCGGGGTCTGCCTGTACCCGAATGACCTGCATTGGCATACCATTAGCGAACGAAATGAAGTCGCACCATAGCCGACCAGTGACCCATAGGCCCGTCTGTATCTGCGCGATGTGTTCATTCGGAACCAACCCGCTTGCGATCCGTTCGACCTGTATGCGTGACTTGGCGGACTTGATCTCAATGATACATTCATCGCCCACAAGACCATCGGGCGAATAACCCACAAGGAATCCCAAGCGGTCGTTCGTAACGAACCCACACTCCTTCACTGGGTAGTAGTGCAGCGCGTACAATTCACGCGCCCTCACCTCTTCCAATTGGCCGCGCATCATGTCGAAGGATTGGAATGTTTCATCGGTTCGGTTGTTGATCCGCTGTGCCGCAATCTCGTAAACGTGCGCCCTTACTTTGTCGTTGTCGGCCAACTTTCCCGTTGGCGTGATAAGCGTTTTGATGGCGGTCGTTGTCAGCACCCCGCGCCTGATAGCGTGCCATTCGGGGGTGCCTTGTTCGATGTCGAAGTGGTAGTGGGTCATTGTTTGGCAAAGTTGTTTCGCGAACCGTGCCGCGACATTGAAATTGAATTAAAAGAGTATTGAAACGGGGTTAAACTTTAGCCCTCAGTTCCTTATTATCCCCCTCGACCTTTTCCTCATCGATGAGCGCGATAATAGACTTCCATTGCAGCCTGGGCACATGTCGCTTGAGCCTCAGATACGGCATCGGGCCTATCCTTTGCAGCGTTTCGAGGGCCGTTTTCTGTAGCGGTGTCATTGTATCTCCAGTTCGCTTGTAATGTTCTCAAGACCGAAAAGTATGTCGAACTCGCGCGTAACGTCTCTGTTACCGATCTTGACGGTGGTAATCGCTGCTGTTGACGGATCATCGCCACCCGCGTCAGTTGTGCCACGGTAGCGGCTGATTACAGCGTTCACCTCTTTGGTGGTGCTGATGCCGTCAGGGGATGATATTTCGATTGTTAGTGTCATGCGTTCGTGTTGTTACGCCTCCGATTCTGACCACCTTACTTCCATGACCCGCACTGCGCCC